AAAGGGTCATCTGTGACTGGTGCTGTATTAAGTATGATAACTTACCTGCCTGTAGATATTGACAAGTTAAAGAAAAAGGTTGATGCGCTTGTAGCTGAAAGAGATAACTCTGAAACTGGCTAAGTCAGTAGTAAAATAGAGCGACCTCCAAGCCGATCCCCTATCACCTCCTATTAAGGGGGCTTTGTGGGTATAAAAACCCGCCGATTAGAACAAGGACTAAATAGTGGAATATCCAAAACTAAAATACAAGCTAAGTGCTACATGGAAAGCCCCGCACATACAACTTCTTGAGGGTGTTGAATATCACAATAAAATCCTCACTGACTGTATTGAGTGCCAAAAGAATTTAATTAACGAGCTTATTGGCGCTGACTTATCAACGGTAGATGGTAGCTATACATTTCACATGGCTAACATGGTTCACCTTGAATTGCAGCGTTACAGGGTAGATATTGAGTGTAGGATATCCAGGCTGGAATATGACGCTACAAAAGATGATTTCACATATCAAGGTGATGTATTCACAACAACAATGGCGCAAGAAAGCTCCTTATCAAAAAGGGTAAAGTAATGAAAGATGTTTTTATGAGGGTGGTTGATTGTCACGAAAAGCTTCATGTGAAAAACTTCTATGAGGATGAATTAACTTGCCCTATAGAGTTGGCAATAATTTATCTAAAAAAGCTTAAAAAGCAAGAGCCTGATCCATTAGATGATAAAAGGGGCAAATAATGGGTATACCAGTTTTAATTTTAGGTGATAGCGGATCAGGTAAATCAACATCAATGATGAACCTTGAGCCAAGCAGGACGTTTCTTATCCAGGCTATAAATAAAAGGTTGCCATTTCCCAAGCCAGAATCAAAAGGCTGGATAACAAGATCTGATAAAAACCCCACCGGTAACGTGGCGATCACCGATAACTACGGGCAGATAATCCAGATGATTTATGGAGCTGCTAAATCTGGCAAGTTTGATCGGATAATAGTTGATGATACCCAATATCTAATGGCCAACGATTTTATGCGGAGGGCATCAGAAAAGGGGTTTCAGAAATTCACTGATATGGCCGTGTCATTTAATAACCTATTCCATGCTGCCATGAATTGCGCAGGGGATACCAGGGTTTATTTTTTAGCCCACACGGAGCTTGACGCAAACGGCAAAACAAAAATGAAAACAATCGGCAAGATGTTAGACGAAAAAATAACACTTGAGGGCTTGTTTAGTTTTGTACTTGGCTGCACGGAGAAGGACGGGAAACATGTCTTTAAAACAAAGGGGTCAAGTTATGACACGTTCAAGACACCAATTGGTATGTTTGCCAATGATGAGATAGAAAACGACTTGCAGCTTGTTGAGGCTGCGCTAATTGAATATTACGAATTAACCAACTAGGAAAATTAAAAACATGAATAAATTTAGTTACAATGAAGATCAGGCATCACAAATCGGCGGCGGTCAATATGTCACTAAGTCCGGTGGATATGATTTTAAAATAGTTCGTGCCGAATTTGGTAAAAGTCAAAGTAACAGCGCGGAATCTTTAGAGCTTGATTTTGAAACGCGCGAAGGTTTGAAGTTAAATTATATCTCTATTAACTTCACCAAGGTCAATGGAGAGCCTAACGAGTTTGGACACAAGATGATACAGGCTATCATGGGTGTTACTGGTGTTTTAAATCTAACGCAAGGCAATAATGGTTCTTGCCAAGAACTCATGAACAAAGGGCTGAAGGGTGTTGTGCAGCGCGTTGACTATACAAAAAATTCTGGCCCTAACGCCGGTCAAGAGGGTTATAAATTTGATTTTAAACTACCTGCAAACATCCAGACAGGACAAACAGTAAAAGAGAGGCTGGCAAGTAGCGAGGCTAAATCATTCTCTCACTATGCTGGTACTGTCGAAGATAAAGACGAGCGAGTAGTAAGGCACGAAACACAACAATCGACACATCAAGGTGGTGGATTTCAACAACAAGCACCTGCACCCCAGCAAGATCCATCAATAGATTTTGATGATGACATACCCTTTTGATGGGTGAAAGCCTTTTTAATTAACATTGCCAAGGATGGCAGTTTATTTACTTGAGTGAGTTAGTCTCCTATGGGATGCCATAGCCACTAAGGGTTATTAACTAGGTGCGGATCGTGTATTAAAGCGTACTACCTAACTCGCTCAACTAAATAAATTAACAGGGGTGCAACATGGAGAAGATAAAGCCAAAATCTACAGGAAGGCACAAAGATAAATCACACGATCTATTCTACGGGGTAATTCGCGCATTTGGTTTGTATGCTGTAATAGCCTTGTGTATGTTTATTTCATATGACGCTGTTATCAATCAAGAACCAGAGTGTAGAATAAATCACGAAACTTTGTTAAAATAGATACAATCATCAAATAGAGGTAATAACATGGCCAAGCCAAATAGCGGTAGAAAAATAGGAAATGGACATCCTAAGCCCAAACCCAAGAAAAAACCCACGCCGGGAAGGTCGGGCCACAACGTAATAAAAAGACGTAATAAAAAATGATCCCCGCATTAATTGAATATTTTGATTTAGGCTTGCTTGTTTTGTGCCTGTACTTATCAAAATATCGAGACGTTAGAGATTTGGCTATCTATTTCTTTTTGGCTAATCTAGCATCATTAGTGGCACTAAAGATTTTGCCTATCCCGGTAAATTACTTTTGCATAGTTGCAGGGTTGATCTCTTGCGCTCTTGGTTTGCGCATTCACGACATACACCGGCCATTCGCTGTAACCTGTTATTTAATGGTCGGCCTGTGCATTTTTGGATGGCATTCTTACAAGGAATACAACACAGTAGCGGTTTATGCTACACTGTGTTTAATTATTTCAATCGTACAAGCCGGTATGATTATTTACAGAGCAAAAAAGGATGGAATTTTTAGATGCTTTAAACGATGTTGTAGGATGGTTGGCGTTCGCCGGTATGATTTTATCTATCATAAACAAATATCTCAGCCCAGAGAAGAAGCGGAAGAAAGATGAAAGAGACGATAGTTAGAGTTTCATCCGAAGTTGCCAGCAACCCAAAGGTTACAGGCGTTATTGCTAGTGGGTTCTTAAGCCAGTGGTTTATTGATTGGGGAAGTGTGGCACTTCAATTATTTACTTCATTACTTGGCATCGCTGCTCTATCCGTTTCACTGGCTGTTAACATTCAGAAGTTCATGAAAAACCACAGGGAAAGAAGGCAAGAGAATCAATCAGATTTTGTTGATTTAAACGGCGACAAAATAGACAATCAAACAAGGTGGAAATAATGACCGTATCGATTAACGAAGAAGATTGGGGTGTATAGACCCATAATACAATTCAATACCTCGCCTTTGCGGGGTTTTGCTGTTTCTGGTATACTGTAAATCAAAGTGAATAACCAATAAGGACTCACACAATGCCAATAACTACAAATAAAAGTAACACCATACGAGTTAAAACCAAATCAATTGTTGTTATAGTTAAGCGTAAGTCAAATGTCATAAGGGTTAGATAATTATGCATAACGTAAGAGGCAACAGGGTAAAAACAAATAAAGCCACTGGACACAAGCGAAAGGCGATCAAAAAGAAGAAACCCAATAAAAAGGTCGTTAAGAAAAAGCCTTATTAATCAACGGCAAGTTAATGGGTTATCACCCTAAGTATAAGCCTCAATTAAGAGGCTTTTTATTTGTGGTATAATTAAGTAAATTCATCCCGACAATGAATAGGACATAAAATGGGTAGACCAACATCATACACAGAGGAGTTAGGGGATTTGATATGCGAAGGCGTATCAAGAAAGACCCCTTTAGCAAGGCTTTGTGACGAAGATGACAAGTTACCTACACCTAGAACGGTTTACAAATGGTTGCGAGTGCACAAGGAATTTGTTCAGAACTACACGCGAGCGAAAGAGGATCAAGCTGATTATCTAGTTGAGGAGGCTTTAACCATTGCAGATGATGCGGGTATTGAGCCAGCAGACAAGCGGATAAGAGTTGACACGCGAAAGTGGATAGCCTCTAGGTTTAACGCTAAAAAATATGGCGATAAACAGTTTATTGAAAGTAAAGATACAACCAATGATGTTTCAGATGAAGATTTGAACGATAGAATCAAAAAGTTAATGGATAAGTGATGGATATCTCTTCATTAACAAGATATGAAAAACTAGAACTGGTTTCTTTACTAGAAGAGAAGGCAAGGCGGAAAGTTGTCTACCGCTACAAAGACATGTTCGACACGCTTTACGGTTGGCAAAAAGATTTTATTAAACACACTAAAGAGTTTTCAGCAGTGTGTCTATGTGCAGCCAACAGAATTGGCAAAACTTACACTGGCACTTATATTGATTCTATTCACCTAATGGGTGAATACCCTGATGATTGGGAGGGGCATAAATTTGATTCTGGTATATTAGGCTGGCTACTTGGTTATTCAGGTGAAAAGACAAGAGATTTACTTCAGCATGAATTATTTGGAAGACTGGAGAATCAAAAGTTAATGGGTGGATTAGTGCCTGCTGAATTGATAGTTGATTACAAATCCATGTCTGGAACATCAGGCGCATTAAGAGAGGTTAGGGTTAAGCATTCATCAGGCTCTATATCAACATGTCAGTTTTGGTCGTACTCACAAGGGCAACACGCTTTAATGGGTGACAGTGTAGACTGGTACCATATTGACGAAGAACCGAAAGATCAGAGCATTTATCCGCAAGTATTAACAAGGACGGCAACGGGTGATCAAGGTCGCGGAGGGAGAGGGATATTAACCTTTACACCTGAAAACGGCAGGACTGATTTAGTCGTTAAGTTTATGGATGATCCGGGGCGCGGTCAATTTTTTATGCAAAAAGGTTGGGATGATGCCCCCCACTTACTAGAAAGCGTAAAAGAAACTTTGCTTGAAAGTTTCCCAGTACATCAACGAGACATGAGAACAAAAGGCGTACCCATGTTAGGGCATGGCAGGATATACGATCTAAGTGAGGATTTTATAACGTGTGACCCTTTTGAAATACCAAAGCATTTTCACGTTATTAATGCTTTGGATTTTGGGTGGGATCACCCGCAAGCGCATATCCAACTTGTTGAAGATAGAGAAACTGGTATATTTTATGTAACTAAGGCATGGAAAGCTAGGCAAGTACTGCCCGATAATGCCTGGGGATCAGTGAAATCATGGGCCAAAGATATACCGACTTCATGGCCGCTTGATGGCTTGCAAACTGAGAAAGGCAGCGGCAAGCAACAAAAGAAATTTTATGAAGATGCTGGCTTTAATATGCTACACGATAGAGCTACATGGCCAGATGGTTCAAATGGCGTTGAGGCTGGTATCTTTGAAATACGCGACCTGATGCAAAAAGGGAAGTTTAAAGTATTCGCTGGGTTGCGAGACTTATTTGATGAGATCAACCAATACCATCGTGATGAGAAAGGAAAAATAGCAAAAGTGCGTGACGATCTGCTTGATGCTATTCGTTACGCTTACATGATGCGGAGATATGCAGAGAGTTATGGTACTATAGGTGTAAAAACTGAAATAGACTTAAGCAGCATATACCAACCAACTGTTAACCACTGGTGAGAAAATGAAAAGCCTAGAGCAAATTAAAATCGACATGAATCACGCCCTTTCTGGTAGCTATGATCGCAACGTACTATGTCTTGAAGATTATGAATTTGCGGTTGTCGAGGGCGCTATGTGGCGGGGCAATTACGCCAAGCAATTTAAAAACAAGCCTAAGCCAGAGATTAACAAGATATTCGGCAGCATTAACCGATTGCTGGGCCAGAAAGAGCGCCTAGAAATGAATGCCAAGATTATATCTAATTCAGATGAGGCAACCGACGAGGGGGCCGACCTATTACAGTCAAGATGGCGTAATGATTTCCAATCAAGTGACGGTGTTGAGGCGTTAAACAATTCAGACAAAGAAGCGTTCTTTTCTGGATTCGGCGCTATGAAGTTAGTTGCTAAATACGAGGACGAAGAAAACCCCGATAAAGATAAACAATATCTAACCATTGAGCCAATATATTCTGCAGCAGCCTCTGTTTTATATTCTCCTTCATTACGAAAAGACAAATCTGATGCGGTTCAGTGCTGGCAGATAGTAAGAACTAGCCGTGAAGAAATTGAAAAAGAATACAATGTAGATGTAACGAGCCTCAACTCACAGATAGATTTCTTTGACTGGAATACCGACACCACCAAAGATATTTTTATTGCTCATTATTACGAGGTAGTAACTAAAACATTAACAGAATATAGGTTTGATGATTACATCATAACTACCGGGGATGGCATTAAGGACAATTACGGGAATGTAATATCTCGGGATGATCTTAAACAGTTGCGCGACAATAACGAGCATGAAACCATTAGGCGTAAAACTAAGCGTGTCGAGTATGCTTTGATTTCAGGTGATGAGTTTCTTATCAAGTCACAGAAAACACCATTTAAACGCACCCCGTTGATTCCGCAGTACGGATATCATTCAGTTATTAATGGCATTGAGTACTATTGCGGCGAAGTAAGAAAAAGACGCGACCCGCAAATGTTCACGAACACTTTCTATTCATCA